GGATGGTGAAGCCGACCTTTTGGCAAGCGCTCCAGTACTCATCCTCGGTCATCAGCATTTGCTGGCCTTCCAGCTCAACAATGATGCGGTTTTCTTCCTTCTTGACAATCTCGAAGTACTCGCACAGCTTGACGCCCTTGATGCCGCACCAGACGCCGCCGTCCATGCTGACCTGCGTAGCCTTGGGGTACATGGCCTCAAAGGCTTTTGTACTCATCAGGGTTTCAACAAAGCCGTAATTGGCGTCTGAACCGTCCGGCTGCGAGCTGTCGGCATCAAGGCACACGGAAAGCGGGTCATGCACGCGCAATATCCGAATTTCCTGCTCGTTTGTCTCCGGACGGATCACCTCTGGGACGGCGCGAAGCCAGCCAAGACCAACCCTCGCGGCATGGTCAATCGCTGTATCGTAGGCAATGCCCGCCCGGCTGACGTACTCGATATGACGAACAAGGCCGTCCAGCTTCTCGGCCACCGCGATGTCAGCGCCGGAATCAGCCGGCAGACATTTGATGCTGGGTTTGTTCTGCCTAGCGTCGTTCACAACCTGTTGCAGGAACTGGTTTGTCCGGTCAAACGTCAGGCAGGGACGGGCGGCCGGGTTGCTGAAGCGCAAATCCTCCAACATCCGCGCGTGCTGGTCCCGCATCGCTTCTTGGGCGTCTGCGTAGCGTTCCTTTGCGCGTTGATGTTTGTCTTGTTTCACTTATGCGGCCATCCAGTTTGTTGCAGGGGGAATTTCAGCGGGTTTTGATTCAGCCTTGGGCTTGCGCACCATTCCGGGGAATAACTCAGCCAACACCCATATCCAGGCATCAGCGCGGTTCGGGCTGCGCTCACCCATGTAGCCAACCGTCGAGAAGGCCACCAACTCATCCTCAAGATCCGGGAATTCGCCAACGTGCCGAACCTTGCCTTGTTCATAGAGTGCGGAAAACGGCTCTGCGCGCACCGTCTTGCCGCGTGTAGCAGTGACAGCCTTAAATGGCGTCCTGGGCCTAGCGGTCTGGATAGTGCTTTGCACCATCGCGCCGCCGTAATTGACTTCACCTACGACAACATCAGCGTTATGCCGGTCGTAAGCGCCTGTTGCCACCTTGGCCCACACTGCCGGGCCAGCCTTGACGGTCCTACACAGATGCCAATGGCGTCGTTGTCCGCGTTATCCACATCGCCAGAGCCAGAAGGGTCAACACCGACCACCACCCGCACAAAGTCCGGCAGCGCCTCACCGGAGACTTGCCGCCACTTGTCAATCACCTCATCAGCAAACAGCGCATTGGGCGTCGCGTCAGCGAACTCACCCTTAAGAAACCGCTTTTGCAGTCTCGCACTCAGGTTTTGCAGGGTGTCCAGATAGCCGGCTGACACGTTTTCTGCGTTGTCCTGCGGGTTGATCTGAAAATGCGCGTAATCTCCGGGGTTGTGGATTGGCTGCTTTGTCTCGGGATCGCGCTTCTCAACAAACAGCCGGTAGGTCCAATGCACCTTTGACGGCGGGTTGCAGTCGTAATACATGCGCGGCTTGAGCGGCGCCGACTGCTTACCCTCAATCACCTGGTTAACCTGCTGGGCTAGCCGCGTGACTGCGATATCTCTTGATCCTTGCGGGATCTGGCTCGATTCGTTGAGGTAGATGGTTACAAACTCCATCCCCAAAATCTTCTCAGTGCGCTCTTTGTCGTCCAGCCCGGCAAACCAGATTTGCGAGCCGTTCTCAAACTCTGCGAACCAATCCGTCTTGCTCAGCGTGTACTTGACGCCCGGGAAGGCCAACTCCATCACCTTCGGGAAGGTGTCCATCACAACCGAAGCCTTGATGGCGTTGAACCGGAAGCGCAGGATTGCATGGCGGCTCTTTGGGGCCTTGAGCGCCCTCATGCACACATTGCGGGTCAACAGGAAGGTCTTGCCGCTCCTTGAACCACCAAACAGCATCACATGCGTGGCGTCACCGGCCAGCACCTCTTGTGCAGCCAATTGCCTCGCGGTGAGTTTCACAAGCGCTCGTCTAAGGAGCTGGCCACAACAGTGACCGACCCGCTGTGCTCGTGGTCCTGCTTATCCCGCCATTCGCCAGACTTCCTGTTTTTCAGCCAGAAAATCATCGCCGTTGAATCTGGCGGGTAATACTTGCGGATTGGCGTCTGCACTATCGCGTGATCAACCACGCGGATATCAATCTCATCATGCTCGTAACCCATGGCACGCCGGAACAGGCTTTGCTCCACCCGCTCATCGGCGATTGCCTTGGGAACCTTTATGGACTCCGAAAACTTCTTGTGCTGCACCTTCCACAAATTGATAGTGGACACTGACACCTCGAAGAAATCGGCTAATTGCGCGTCAGTTGCGCCCAACAAACACAGTTTTGCCGCCTGGTCGGCGAACTCTGCTTTGTATTTGGTTGGACGGGCCATAAAATCACCCAGCGACGGGCTCCGGTTTGCGCAAACATGCGGAATCGCCGCAAGTCGATGTAAAAAAGCCCCGTGCCGATGGTTAGCGCGGGGCTAAGGCTCTTTGCGGGAGCCAAGGAGAGTTAGGTGCCCCAGACGCAGAACGATCCAGCGCGTCAGTGAGTGTGTCTGGCGGGTCTGGCTGGGGCGGAAACGAAAAAGCCCGCAAGAGGTACGAACTCTGCGGGCTTGGTCCCAACTCACGTTTAGGAAATTTATTTGGTGGCCAGCGATGAACCCGGCTTGGCAGCTCGGTAGCAACCTCCGAACTTACTCATTGACTTGAACCACTGGCTAGCTAGACCACGCTCATCACTGCGCATTCACCAAAACGGCTGCTGACTGACCTCGGGAATTGCTCCCTTGTGCGGCTTGACTCTTGGCAGAAGGGCCTACCAATCAGCATGCGTTTTGGCTTAGATTGTTGCCGAGTGACAATTCGACAACTACCTAATAACGTATTTATACCAAATCTCGCGCCCAAGTCAAGCCCAATCGTTAAATTTATTCAACTTTTTCATGTTTTCTGCGGCGGTGAGTATTTGAAGGTTGTCGTGAACGTGTAGTCCTGTGGCATTTCGGCCGGCGAGCGGGACGATGTGGTCAACGTGGTGAGCGACGCCCGTCTGCTTGGTTATGAGGTTTCGCCGCCTGTAAACCTCCATGATTTTGTCGTAATCCACCCATTCAGGGGTTGCCAACCTCACACGGATAATTCGGCGCTCGCGCCCATTCTTGCTGGCCGCAAGCATCTCCCAGAGCAGCCCTTTCTTGGCCGCCGCACGAGTCGCGCGCGCCTTCCACTCTTGCAGGTTCCACGCCATGCCAAATTTCAGAGCCCACGGATCAGACCCTAGCGCAGCCAAATCGTCCAAAACGGCGCGCTCTCCATTGAATGCCTCAAACCAGGCGCCGTACTCATCGGACAGGCTGACCGATTCCAGCATCTGCCGATTGGCCACTACGTTGCGCAGGAACTTGGCCCGCGCCGTCTCAATGGCCTCCTGTCGGCGGCGCTCTGCCCACTTTTCGGACTTGGGCGTTGCTGCCGTCTTATTTAGGAAGCCTGCGCCAATGAGTAATTCGACTCCAACGGCCTCGGCTTCGCCATCTGACCCCTCATATTCAGCAGCATCGTTTCCAAGCATGAGTGCGCCTTGTGTAGGTTGGTGAAGTAGATCTGATTGGGGGCGAAGGGAAAACCCTCAGCCCGGAGCCCGGCAATTGACCAAGGCTTGTAATACATCATCAAGGCGGCCCACAATGGCAAGTGGTTCAACCGGCACAGTTCCAAGGCCTCATCCAGCTCCCGGAAGTCCTGCGCGCTCTCCCCGGTCGGGTCCACTTTGGCCGGCGTATTGGAGTGGATCAGCAGGAACGCGGCCTTTTTGGGGTAGCCCAGCCCGCCGTCCTGGCCGGCCAGTTCCCGGCGCGCCCATTGGCACATGAGGCTTACAAGCCAACGGGGTTGATAGTCTGCTGTTGCCATGTTCCGTCCTTTTAGTTGTTCAGGGTGCTATCGCGTAAATACCCGGCTTCTTTGACTTATCCAGCGTCAGGAGTCCATGCTTCA